CTTGGGCTTGGGATCTTCATCCTCGTCGTCGACCGGGGCAGCCTTGACCTTGGCCTTTGCCTTCGGTGCAGGGGCTTTCTCCTTGACGCCATCCATCTGCGACACAGTCATCGCGAGCGCTGCCTTGGCCTCTTCGCTGTCCCGTGCAGCCACCGCCACGCGCAGCTCGTCCTCGTCGAGGGGGCGGAGCGGCTTGAAGTACAGCTTCGGCGTCTCGGTATCTTCGTCGAAGGACACCTCTGTCACGATGGCTGTGATCGGCGTGTTATGCGTCCCCAGCAGCTTCGCATAGGCCTGCATACCCATCAGGCCCTTCTGGACCTCGCCAAAGATCGACGTGGCGGGCAGCTGCAGCTGGTACACAACGTTGTCTTCGTCGCCCTCCAGCACCACAGCAAGGCGCTGGCTGAACCGGCACGCGCGGCGGTCGCCCTGACCGGAGCCCTTGATATTCATCGGGCAGGTTGAGCAACTGTCCGACATCTTGGTGTCTTCGGGCACGTCAGGGCTCGGCACCCGGGTGTCGGCCGACCAGCATGCCGGTGGCGCAGAGTTGTTCGGGTCATAGACACCCTCGTAGTAGGTACGCGCCAGCGGTGCTGCGTTCACGATGATAAGGTTGATTTTGTCGCCCTTGAACAGGCGCGCCTGCGTGCCGCCGATGATCTCGCGGAAGCGGCCGCCCTTGATGCTGATACGTGGGCCGCCACCACCGCTGCCCGCAAGCGTCTTGTTGGTCTCCAGCAGGGATTTGAACAGGTCGCTGCTCACCAGCGAATTGCCGTCGCCCCCGAAAAGGGTCATTGCGTCACTCATTGTCGTCTCCAGTGGTTGTGGGTTTCTCTTGCGCGGCCTCTTCGTGGGCCTGAAGCGCGGCGGCTACCGCAGACAGGTTGAAGCGGTATATAGAACCCATCCGGATATAGCTATCCTTGGGAACTGCACCGCTTCGCACCCAGCTGCGGAAGGTGGAGAGTGACACCTGAAAATGCTTCGCAGCATGCTTCAGCGTCACATAGGAGGGTTCGGTAGGCATCAGGCTTTCCTCACAGAAATGTTGTACTCTGAGTCGACGTTCAACGCCGGGAGAGTGATTTCAGGGTTCTCCTCGATATACGTCCGTACCGCAGTCTGGTTCAGGCGCTTTTCGAGGAACTCGGGCAAACCGCGCTCCATGATGAAGGCGTGCATGGCGGCCCAATCTCCGGTCCAATACCGGGTCTTCAGGGAGCGGTAGAACATCCCATGCTGCGTGCGGACAGAGTCCACCCCGTGCTCCTTGCAATGGTCCAGCAAAGCGCGCTTGATGATGTCCATCTGTTCGGTGAGGGCCTTCTCCTCAACGTCATACGCCGCCTTCAGCTTTGCCTTCGCATCGCGGATGCGAACGTAGGCTTTCGTCATCTTGCCGACCTGTGCGGTCTCCGTTGTATCGGATGTCATTTGAGGTTCTCCAGTGGCTATAGCGCTTGTTTAGTGGTGCGCAGTTGTTTAGTCAAGCATTTGTTTGTAGAGGGTCGTAAGTTTCGTGTGGTTCCCTTCGCGTGCGTCCAGCATATCGTAGATGTGCCTCTCGACGGCCGACCCCTGCAGCTGCACCACCGTGCACTTGTGGGTCTGGCCAGAGCGGTGCACGCGGGCGTTCGCTTGGGTATAGATCTCCAGCGACGGTGTTGGCCCCCACCAGACCACGGTGTTCGCCGCCGTCAGGGTCACACCATGCGCTGCAGCCTGTGGCTGGATCAGCAAGACCCGCGGGTCTGCCTCGCGTTGGAACTTCTGGAAAATCTCCGTGCGTTTGCTCACAGGCACGTCGCCCCGGATGATGCCTACAGAGTATCCATCGGCCCGCATCTTCTCTGCCAAGATGTCGGTGATGTGCGTGTATGGGACAAACACCAAGACTTTCTGGGTGGTCTCCGCGATGACCTCTTTCAGCACCGCGTATCGGTTCCCGATGTCGAACTCCAGCACGTTGCCGTCATCGTCGTACACGGCGCCAACGCTGATCTGGATCAATTTATTCATGCCCACTGCAGCGTTCACCGCGGTCACCACTGACCCCGATGTCTCCAGCAGAAGGTTCTTGCGCAGCCGCTCGTAGTAGACTTTCTGCTGCTTGGTGAGCTCGACCGTGCGCTTGACGTAGACCATGTCGGGCAGGTCCATGCACTCGGCTTTGGTAAACCGGATCGCAGGCTGCAGGGCCTTGTGCACGATCAGGGCCGACTCCTTCCGGGGCACCCACTTGAACTGGGTCACCTTGAACAGCACCATGTCCTTGAAGGAGCCGAACGTGCGGGGCACCCCTGTCGGGTTCACCAGCTTCGCCAAGCCGTAGGCGTCCTCTGGCCCCTGTGCGGCGGGGGTGCCGGTCATCATCCACAGCCATGCGTCCGGACATTCCTTCAGGATCGAGTTCAGGGCCTTCCATCGCTTGCTCTGGGCGTTCTTGTAGGACGTGGCCTCGTCGACGATTATCAGATCGAACCCGCCCTTGAGGATCTCGTCCTTCACGATGGCGACGCCCTCGTAGTTGATGATGACGAACTCCGCGCCCTCCTCCATGATCTTCTTACGCTTCGCCGGGGTGCCGTGGGCGATACTCACTGTGCGGTGCATGGCAAAGCTGAAGAGGTCCTCCTTCCATGCCACATCCATAATCGACACCGGGCAGATCACCAGCACCCGACGGATGCGCTTGGCCTTCATCAGGAAGTCTGCGGCCCAGATCGTGCTGGCTGTCTTGCCAGATCCCGCCTCGGAGAAGCAGAACGCTTTCTTGTGCAACGTGAGGAACGCCGCGGTCTCCTTCTGGTGCCCCATGGGCTTGTGCAGGCCGGTCCACTTGTAGCGCCCCTCGATGGGCGACGGCACCTTGATGTTCATGGCGCGCAGGCGCTGCGCAGTGGTCAAGTCCCACCGCACCAACACTTCGTTAGGGCCCACAAGGTGCGATTTGTCCACTGCCGCCATGATGTGGGCAGGCTCCCTGACGCGCAGGAGCAAGGCTTTGTTGTCGATGATCTGCATGGGCTCTCCAGTGGTTAAGGCTTTTCGCCCTTTTTATGCCCGTTCCGGGCGCGGTTCTTCGACGGCGCTTCCAGCGTGATGCCGTCAGAGTTTTTTCCGCCCTTGGCGATGGCTTTCTTGTGGCTGATGTCTTTGCCCTTGCGGGAGACGCCCTTCTTGTCGAGCGCACGGCGGGCACGCTGCCGCTCCATGCGACCCTCGTGTTCCCCCCGCGCTTTCTGCAGCTGGTACTCGCGTTTGTAGGGCCGCGGCGATTTTGTGTAGGGCATGGGAGCCTCCTTTAGAGCTTCACTGGCCGCTTATACCACGGGGTGTGCTTGGAGGGGATGGCTCATTGGCCATAGTGGGGGCACTCCGTTACAGGACAGTATTGACGGCACAGGCCCGAGGGGCTCGGGTTCCACACACCAGTCTCGAATGCCTTAAGCAGCTTGGAGTACTGGGCCAGCCACTCCGCCCACATTTTCTTGCGCTCTCGCCGCAGGTAGGTGGCCTTTATCATCTGGTTGGGCACCACGAACAGCAGGGCTCCGCGCACTTCCTTGATTTCGGGGTACAGGGCGAAGATCATCAGGGCCATCAGCCCCAGCTGCCCAGTGTCTGCGTACCGGCTGGACTTGCCCGTCTTGTAGTCTACGTAGAAAGCCAAGCCTTTCTTGCGCTGCAGGATAATCAGGTCGCCGATGCCGCGCACGAAGCAGTCCTTGGCGAAGAACGTGCAGCCCTCCAGCTTGGTGTTCAGGGCCATCTTCTGTTCGCACAGCCGCTCCCCCTTGATCGCTTTCAACGCGTCCAGCACTGGCTTCGCGTGAGCGAAGCGGCCTTCGAGCGGCGTGTCGTCCCGCACGTATTTCTCGCAGGCCTCATGAAACTCGGTGCCGTAGGCGGTGGCTGCCGTTGGGGCGCTCGTGTACTCCTTGGTGACCCGGGTGTGGTAGTATTGTTTGGGGCAGGTCAGGAAGCCTTTGAGGCTGCTGAACGACCATGCCGGTAGCTTATCCATCAGGTGTCTCCATAATTCTGGGCGGAGCCCACTTCACAATCGACTGGCAGGCCCGTAGCCCACGCTGGCACCCAGCGCATGCACGTCTCCACGTAGGCCTTGGCCTCCTCCTCTTCTGCCTTGGGCACGACGATAAGGGCGGAGTCGTGCACGGTCAGGGCAATCCGGTGCTTTTTCTTGATGCGGAGCATCTGCTCGGCCACAATGATGCGGGCCAGCGCCTGAACACAGTTGTGCACTATGAACGGGCCCGGAGAACCCCGGACCACGAACCTCGAGTTGGGTCCGGCATTGAGGAGGTCATAGACAGCCCTCGGTTCCATCGGTAGTTCAGTGTCGATTTGGAAATACCCGTCAGTTCCGCTGCTGTTCTTAGATCCACCGGGAGGGAAGTCCTCTTGTTTCCGGCTTGCTCTGATCGCGTAGCCCACCGGCAGTTCGCGGGGCTGTAAGGGCCGTCGTTGTCCGTGCGGTCCAGCGTCAGTTCCGGGAGGTATGTAGGGCCCATGTCCGCCCAAAAAGCCTCGAAGGACTTTTCCCACTCGGCGCAGACCCGAATGCCCCGCGCGCCATAGTTGTGCCATGCTTGGTGGGAGGGCAACCTGCACCGGTCCCTCATTGACCGCCACACCCAGTACACAGGATGACTGGACATTGCGTGTGACACGTTCTTCGCACCAAGCGCGCATCCGCATGAGGGGGTGTGCCCGCGGCGGGCGCTCTTTTCCACCCTGCCGGCTTCCCTCACCACCTTCGTCCCACACCTGCATTGGAAGGCCCAGAGCGAGCGTCGTCCATTTGTCCCCTGATATCTCAGAGCCGTCAGGCATCCAAAAACCTGCCCGGTGTAGTCCTTCGCACGATGATGCACAGCGCCACCCCTTTTCCGTCAGGATGTTGTGGTCGGGGGTCATCCTTACCCCATTGATTACGGTGGTATCCTTTATGCCTTGGTAGATCAACCCGGAATGCGACACCCACTCTGCCCCATCCCACACGGAGTCTTCTTTCTGGATGTCCACTATGGGGACCCAGCCCCGAGGGGTTAGTACCTCGGTGTCCCCGGCTAGACAGTTCTCCACCACGAGAGCGCCATATACCTTCTTGCGACTGGTGCCGCGCCCTGCGTAGTCGAACTGCCACCCCTTCGTCGTCTGGTGTGCTTGCAGGTCAGGATACTGGATGTAGAGGCCAGAGGGCAGGCGGATACCAAGCCGGGCCGGTTCCACTTCGAGGACGCCCGGCTTGCCAAAGTGATAGGCCGTCTCGCGGGTCAGATACGTCAGCATGTGCCCCGCGTCTTTCCAGAGCTGCACGATGCGTGGGTTGGCCGCGCGATAGATCCTTATGATGCGCCGGCACTCTTCCAGCTCGAGGAAGATACCATAGACGCCCTTCATCGTTACCTGAAACTTGTCTGGCCCCATGCCAAACCCGCAGCCCAGAACCACGCCCTTGCCCACCTGCCGCTGATCCTTGGTGACCTCGTCCTCCCGTACCCCGTAGATCAGGGCCGCCATCTTCTTGTAGGGGTCCTCCTTGTTCCGGAATGTCTCGAGCATATCCCTCTGCTCCGCGAACCACGCGAGGACGCGCGCTTCGATCTGCGAGGAGTCAGCCTCGACGATAACGTACCCGGGAGGGGCCTCGATGGCCTCTTTTATCCTCTTGGCGTTGGGTCCCCGGCTCGGCAGGTTCTGCAGGTTTATCTTGTCGTCGCCGCCCCACCTGCCCGTGTGCGCAGCGTAGTACCGTATGGGGCACGGCAGCAGGCCCCGGGACTCGATCCCGAGGAACCGTGTCGTGCGGGTTTCTTCCAAGGTGGACTTGTTCCCGAGCCGCGCTGCGACGAGGGCTTGCACGTCAGTGTTGTCGTGCTCAAGCAGGGCCTTGAAATCTTCGTCGGTCTTGGCAAAGGCCCACACCTCTTTGCCTGTGGTCGGGCTGACCTTGCGTGGGGGGTCTACGCCCACCTCCTGCAGCAGAGCCGCGAACTTGTCGCCAGACATCAACTGCTTCTTGTCCGTCCCGACGCGGTCCAGCAAAGCCTGCTTGGCCCGGATGGTCTCGGCCAAGTGAGCTTCCAGCTTGGCCTTGTTCAGCTGCAGCTGGGGTTCCGTGAACATGCGCAGCGTCATGTCGATCAGCTGGAGTTCCTTCTTGGGGACCTGCCCCACAAAGATGTTGAAGAGCTGGTAGCAAAGATCGGTGTCGTGTTTGCAGTAGTCCCCGTAGGACGCCAGCTGTCGAGGCGTGAAGTCTGCCCGCTGCATGCCTATCGCCCGCAGCACCTCGTCTCCCTTGGGCGGCAGGTTGTACCGCTTGGCGAGGGCCGCGAGGCCATGCGAGGCGTCCGGGCCGTGGATGGCGCGTGACATGGACAGCGTGTCCAGCCACAACTTAGG